ATGCGCGCCGAGCACCGAATCCTTCCTCGAACCGAGTTGGTCCTTCACGGTGTTGCCGGAATAGATCACACAGCGATTAGCGCCGATGCGCGCTTCCAGTAAACTTATGAACTGCTTCGCCTGATCGACCGACATCGTGTTGCCGTTGGGATCATCTTCCCAATCAAGCGCGTACAGCGTGTCGTTATCGACCCCAACGACATTGAGAAAATTGTCAACCTGCGCCTGCACGTTGGACGAGTCGGCAAAGTGGTAAGCGCCCCACATCAATCCGGCGCGCATCGCCGGGGCACAGCGCGCAAGATATTCCGGATCAACGTAACCCGTGCCCTCTGTTGCTTTGTGGATGATGCCAACGATGCCTGCACCCTTGATCTGGTCCCACGAGCTAATATCGTTGTGATGCGAGATATCGAGCACCTTCCGGTTGACCGTGGTCATCGTGAACTTCCTTCTTTGATTAGGGAAGCAAAGATCGTTCGCCCCGCCCCCAGGCTGCGATCTGATTTCTTATCCGCGATGCTCGACATGCGGTGCATCTTCGGCTTCGCCCACTGGCGTGATGGTGCCAGCCACAGCCTCGCCCGCGACGACCTCGACATCCATTGTCGTAATGAGTTCACGCACTCCGTCACCGAGGTCGGCATCAGCGGTCGCGGTGACTTGCACCTGTCCGAGTTTGCCGCCCGAACGCACGATCGCCATGGTGCTGTCAGACGTATCGACGATCACGATCACGATTGAAGCGTCAGAACTTGCCCATTCCACAGCGCCGTCAACCTTGGCGGGATTGTCGTTTGCGTCGACATAGGCGACCTGAATGTGAACTTGCTTGTCGGCAGGAAGCGTATAGGACATGTCGTTTCCTCTTGCGGTTACAGTGAAGGCGCCGAAGCGCAACGTAACAAAACATCCGGCCTTGGTAGGTTCGGTGATGATTTCCAGCGTGCCGCCGAGCTTGAAAGCGACGGTCGTCATTGTCTGTGCGCCGTCTTTCCGGCAGAGCTCATAGCTTGATCATCACGTTGATGAACGCGGTTGGCTGCATGTTGTTGTGCCCAGAACTACTACCAGTCATCTGAATGCTGATATTGGTAGAAGAATTTTGCACGGTGCCATACGCGCCGACCGTGCCGCTGTCGCCCCGGCCGGGTATCCCTGCTGAGGATCCGCCAGGCGTACTGGACCCATCCATTTCGTAAATGTGATTGTGTCCTGGATCGGTGACTGGGTGGTTATGCGTCGGCATCTCAGCAACAGAGAGAACGTGCGCTTCCTCGCCGACTGCACTACCGAGCGCGCGCGTTGTTAAACCAGAGCCAGCGCCAGCGACACCAAGCGCGCGACCGGAACCGAGCGGCAGGCTCATCCTGCAATGCGCCGCCCAGGCAGTGGAGGAGGAGCCCTGAGCGGAGCGCGTAGTGGCGGCGCCTGTCGAAGTTTTCAGCGGGCAATTCGCATCTGAGTAATTATCATAGTAGAGCAGAAACAGCGCTTGCGTATCGATGTTTGCTCGATTGGCGCCGGACGAGGCGTCGCCGATCGTGCCATCAACCCAGAAAATCCAACCTGAATCCGCAACGGTTTTGTGCGTCTGTTTTAGATCGCCGGTTGTAAATGCCGCCGTACCTGGTGGCACTGCCCACGTTCCATCTGCACGCAGGAAGTTCAGCGTTCCACCGCCGCTCAACGGCGCGAGACCGTTTATTGAAGTTGAAAAGAGCAGATTGCGCGGATGAAATCCGGCATTCACGAATGCTGTCGTGGCGATGCTCGTGTCGTTATCGCCCGGCGGCGCCGTCGGCGCCTGTGGACTGCCGGTGAATGTCGGTGAATCAATCGGCGCGAACGTTGTCGTAGCGGCACCAGTGATGGTGTTGGGACTGGTCCACTGCGCGAATTGACCGGCGACTGGCGTTCCGGCGACACTAACGTTTCCGCCACCCGGTGGTGTAGCCCAGACAGCATTTCGGCGCGCATAGTAACCGCCGTCGGTGGGGGCCTCTTCGATGATGCCCTGCGGGCCGGTCGGACCAACTGGACCGACAGGACCAGGCGCACCGTTGGAACCATTGATGTTCGCGACAATCGAATAAAGCGACGCTGTCCGCAGATAGACGTCGCCATTGTTGTCGTTGAGATAGTAGTCGCCGTTGGCGCCCAGCGAGTTGGCCGGCACCCCGCTGCCGTTGCGCCAGACTGAACCGGGAACTCCGGGCGGGCCTGCGGGTCCGACCGGACCGCCGCTGGGTCCTGTTGGCCCAGTCGGTCCCTGTACTCCCTGGGCTCCTGGTTGCCCGGCGACATTGATCGTCCAGTTCGAATAAACGGTTGACGACGCGTTGTGCGCGAGATCGCCGTCGATGGTCAGGACCTGGCCGTCCCAAGCCGTGACCACGCCCTCGAGCCAGGTATCGGTGAAGCCGACCGCGGTCGCACGCAGCCTCACGCCGACATCAAAACTGCGATTGAATTCGTTGATCGAGAACGTCTTATTCGCCGTCGTGTCGATCGAATTTGGCGTTGCGCTCGTGCCACTAATGAGCGGCCCCTCCGCGGCATAAGGCGCCGCGAAGACGGATACTGCCGGAGCCAAAGATGGGGCGATGACGGTCCTGGTTGCCATTTCTAAGCCATCGTGACTACTGGTTGCTTGGTGATGCCCTCAGTGACGGTCAGCGCGACCTTCGCGATCTGGCGCGTATAGAATGTGTCCCGGCCGGTGATATCGCCGACGTAGCTGCCGGCGATAAAATTGCTCATCTGCGTGACCGGGATGTTAAACAGAAAAAAGCCGAAATCCGGAGGCGTGCCGATTTTAAGCGTTCCGTTCTCGGTCGACGCCGAAAGCAGAACTTCATGCTCGAGCTCAGAGCGACGAATCTCCATCTCAAAGATGATGCCCCTGAGATCGAGCTGCGGTGGAGTAACGTCACCGGTGTCGACGTAATAGACAATCGAATCGATCCAGTCCTCGTTATTGCTGGTTTCGACCGAAAGCTCGACCAGTGGCATCGCCAGAATGTTGGACATCGCGACGGGCTCACGTTGATGGTCGAGTCGGCCAGACTTTATCGCTCGATGGATCGTGCGGTCTGGCAGTGATGTGGGCGCGAGCTTGCACCTTCACTGCATCGACATATTTCCATTTCTCGTCGAGCTCGGCCTTGTGCTGCCTCGCATCGGGCGGCCACTTCGCTGTGTCGGCACCGTACTTCTGTATGTATTCGATCATCTGTCGATTGCTGGCGATTTGCTCGGAGGCCGTGAACGATTGCTCGATTCGTCGTGCAGCCTCTGACGACACCGCCGTTGTGCCGCCAAAGTCTTGCCAGTTGTCGACTAATTTTGGCACCCCACCATCGAGTGATGGTTGTTGTATTGCCTCAACCGGAAGCATGAGAACTGACATCCCTGGGCCGTGCGTGTCGATCGGAACCGGACGGCTTTCGGGATAGCAGGCAATAACGAGCGGATTGGCCCCGCCGAGCTCTTCCGAACGAATAAACACCTGAACGGTCTGGGTTGTCATAAGCTTCTCTCCCTCTCGTTCTAGCCGTAGTTGATGGCGATCGAGTTCAAATTGCCCTCATTGCCCCAGTACGGCGAGACCGTGCCGACGCTTCCCTGATATTGCGCGACCGTTCCCATGTTCCACGCAAACATGTCGGTCGATCCGTTAGAAACGATCGTGCCATGCCGAATGAAAATGAAACCAGACTGAGCACTGCATCCGCATCCACCGTTGTATGCAGACTGGAAACCCAACGATATCGAGGCTTGGTCGGGGGCGTCGGAGTTGATTCGAGCACCGTGTGATGCTTCGACGCCGTGCGAGGTATTTCCGCCCGCGCTGCCGCCAGTGAGCTGCAAGGCCGCGCTCGCTGTCGCAATAAAACCTCGAGTTCCACAGGCATAGGAATGACAATTGATGGCGGACATTTGCGACGTTCCGTAAGCAGCGAAGCCAACGTCGGATAGCCCCCACGCGCTGCAGCCGTTCAACGACATGTTTCCTATGGCGCCGAACCCGGCCTGTCCTGCAAAATAATAATTCGGCCCGGTGATCAAAATGTTTTTGATGTTGATTGATCCGGGACCGGTGCCGGCGATGCCAAAGCCGGTTGATCCATCAAGCCGAATCTCAGTCCCGTATCGGGCGCGCAGCATTCCGATGTTATATGCGGCATCATTCGCCCGTGCGGCAGCAGAGGAGCCGCTGCGCTGAAAAACTCCGGCGTTGGGCGGCGGCACCTGGCCGGGCAGCATCGTGCCCTCTAGCGTTATTTGACTGGCATCGGGATGATAGGTCGTGAGAATTGCGCCGCCCAAATAGGGAGGACCGTAGACACCTATTGCCATGAGGATTCTGAGGTTGCCAGTCGTCGCAATACGTTTGCGGCCTAGCGCAGAGAAAAGATCCCTGATTTGAGGAACGGTCGACACATTGAGCGTGACGGCCTCTGTGATGGCCGGATTGGCGTAAACCCAAAACTGCGTCCCGTCGTAGGTGAACACCAGCACATCGCCAGCTTGAATGTCTCCGGGCAGGAGCGGCCAGTTCGTGTTGCAGCCTTGAGCGAAGATCGGCTTTGGACCGAGACCGTTAACATTGATGGTCGCAGACGTTCCATTGCTCGTGTTGGAAATCTTCACCATGAAGATCGTTCCGGCAGAGAGCGAGGCAATCGCCGGGCTGAAGTTGGCAATAACGGAGTTTCGCGTGGGCGAGGAATCGACGCAGTACGGAATGTTATACAAAAAGACGTCGCCGGGCCCGCCGCCAGCGCCGCCGAAGTTGATCATTTGAAACACGGTGCCGTCATAGACGAGCTCGGCCATGCCGAAGGCCGGAAGATCGCCCGCAGCAACCTCGGCGCCGTTCGGCTTTCTGATCGGCACGCGGCCAGCACCGGCATCGATCGTCGACGCTCCGTTGTTGGTAGTTCTGATTTTGACGCGAAGCGGAAGGCCGAAGGTGTAGGCACCGAGCGGGGGATCGAGCGCAACCGAAAGCGTGTTGATCGAGCCGGTGTCCTCGCAATAGTTCATGCGCTGCGAGCGCATGCCTTCGGAAACTTGCTCAAGGTCGCCGTCGTCCGGCGCGATCTTGCTGTTGGTGATAACGGAGACGAGCTCCCGCATCGGATGCTCGAATGCTTCCGCTGGCGGGATCGAACCTTGACGTGCGATCGAAGGATCGCCGTTGATGTACGGCGCGTTTGGATCAGTTATGCCCCAGGGCTGAACGTACTTCACGATCGCTCTCCGTTTGGATAGAGTTACCGAATGCAACTTAAGCGATGCACTCGATGTGGTCGGCGTCGAGTCCGGATACGGATTTAAGGAGTTCCCTGGAGCGGCCCACCCAAGGCAAGCTTGCTGAAGTCCGGAACGATGAAGGTGTGCGCCGGCTTCCAGCGATCGAGCAGACAGATAAGCTCGGTCGGGACACTGAACTTCAAATGTGGATCGACACCAGCTTGACCGGCCGACGCGCGAAACCAGACGAGGCCGACCTGGCCGACGCTGACTTCCCAATAGAAGCGCTGCTCGGCCGGCCCGATGTACCAGCGGAAGTTTTGATCTTCGATCGGCGAATCCGGCGGCGGCGTGCGGGTGTCACCGCACCGAGAGATGCCGCACATGAACGGCGCGAATTCCTTGATCTCAATGTCGTAGCCGACGAACTTAGCGACGCGCTTGAAGTAGTCACGCGACTGGCCGCCGAGCCAGGTCATGAACATCACCAGCATGCGCTGGCGCTCGCCGATCGTCGTCGCCGACGGGAAGCAAGGATCCGGGAGGCCCCACGCACGTTCCCAATCGGGCAGGAGCTCAATCGTCTTGCGCGGATCGCTCTCTCGCTCGAGCAGATCCGCGGCGCGGCCGTCGACGTAACCCCAATATTGCGAGAGTCCATCGACGACGCCGAACAGCGTACTCGAGCCTTCGCGCGGCCAGGCTTGGCCCTGCGGCAGGAGCTGCAGAAACGCGTTGGTGTAATCGCTGCCCGACCGTCGAATGTGACGATCCCAATCCTTACTAGCCATAAACAATGTCTCCGAGCACTGCCATGTGACCAGGCGATTGCATGATGTCGTCGTGATAGTCGAGAAGCTCGACCGATATCACGTTGGCGGTATTCATGATTGCCTGGACCTTCCAGGCGGCGAAGATGGTCTGCCCTGGTGCGGCCTTCTGAAAGAACATGTCTTGAAGGCTGGCCTCGACCGCGGCCCGGATCTCGGTCGTGTCCAGATCGATCAGTTTGATGATGACGTCGACGCGCTGTTTGATCGGTGCGAGAACCCAGAAGTCTTTGACTGCGACTGGACGCACGGTGTCGATGTAGGCCGTCACTTGCTCGAGATCGATAAGCTGAGGCCACCCATCATCATCGGCGCGCAGATCATCAAACAGCACGCGGACCGTAACCGTGCCAATTCCCATCTCGAGCGGTGACACCCAGGCGCGGGTACAGCCGGGCACGGCCAACGCCCACACCCGATAATCGTTTGCCGACCCGCCTTGCGGTGGCTGCCTGATTCTTGCGAGCACGCGAAAGCGGAGCTCGTCGTCGGTCTCCTCGTCGGTGCCGCCGTCGAGATTAACGACCGTGGCGCCACCGGCGATATTGGGAATCTGCGAAACGACCTGTATGTCGGTTCCCGGATCCAAGTTGCCGGCGCTGCCAGGATCGAGCGCGCGGATCGGAACAGGGATCGGAATGTTTGGACCGCTGGCGACCGCGAGCTGCGTTGTCTCGTAGCCGATGTCCGTACCCGATGTGAGTTGCGTTCCGACCGGGATCACGACACCAGGAACGTCCGCAAACAGATCCGCGACACCGGACGCGAGCGTCGCCAGCTTTCGCCCGGTCGTGCCGTCGCTATTGACCAGCCAGATATCGCCGTGGCGATCGAGCCACTCATGCTCAGCGGTGTCCGGGATGAGCTGCAATGATAGCCAGTCAATGTATTGCAGCGTGAGATGGCAGAGCGCGCCCTGCGAATCCGACAGGACCCGCAGCACGCTATTCGGAATTGTCGCATCGGCGCCCGGCAACGATCCGCGAATCTGATCGCGGACAAGCGAACGCACGTCCTTGAGGGTAGGCGTGACCCAGGGAATGGCTACACCCGATTATGTTTTGCAGTTGCTGGAAACTGGCCGCTCTATCTTTGCGGCGCAGACAACGGATTCGCTATTCGTCCGATGTTGTAGTTCGGATTGACGCGTTCGATGTCGCTCCAAAGGATCTGATAGCGGAGATCGACCTCTTGAGTCGGGCCGCGGTAGATGCGAATGAGCGCGCTGATTTCTTCCCGCCCGGTCCGCTCGACAGTAACGTCAAACCAGGATCCTATTCGCCGATCCATGAAGGGCTGTATTGCCGCACGGATGTAATACTCGATTCGCGTTAGCGTGCTTCCTTGCATCGCTTCGGGGCCGACGATCTTGTCGCGCTTGAGCAGCCAGAGCAGACAGCCGATGTCCCAGCCGTCCCATATTTCGGTCGAATCGAGGTTGCCCCACCAGCCGGCGCGATCGGTCGAATCCGGATCTGGCAAAATGTCGGAAGTCGCGGCAAGCGAGTCAGTGCCGAGCGCAACGATGACCGCGGTCGCCAGCGCTTCGGTCTCGTCGAGCGATCCGTCAGCGAGTAGATTCCAATCGCAGGTTACCGAATACTTCGGGAAGAAAGTGTTTTGAACGATTCTGATATCTGGCATTTTTGCCTAACCTCGAATCATCGCCCAAGCATTGGTATTGTAGACCCCCGTACCCCCGGCAGCGCACCCTCCCGCTGGCGATACCCAGTGCGAACCTTCACCAAATGCTAACGAGTAGCTGGTCGTCCCGTTGCCCTGCGCAGCTTGACCACTCAGATGCGGCGTGTAGGCGACAACAGCCCCAAGCAGCCCGATATCGGAAGTACACGCCGAGTAGGTGACAGAGTTTGTCGTGTTATTGCTGATTTGACCATTGGTCCCGGCGAGAACCATCTCGTCGGCCCAGTTGAGAAAGAATGCCCGCAAGGTGGAGACGATCTCAACGACACTGGCAGAAGCGCTCGTGGCACCGCCTGCCCCCGCTCCCGTCACCGCCAGGTTTCTTCGATTGAGCCAGCTCAGAACATATCGTGCCGTAGCCGTGTCGGAAAACTGCCCCGGCGACGCGCTGGTAGTGTTGATGAGACCGATCAGGGTGCGGGTATCGTCGCCGCTCTTGATCTCGGTGCCTTCATTGCCCGCTGTGGTGCTAGTCGCATGGCCCGTCGTGGAAAAATCCGCCGTCACCACACCCGCATTGCTGAACGCGTAAACGTAGTAGAGCGTGCTCGCCGCCAGGTTCTGAGCAGCCGTGCCGTTGACGAACACACTTGTATTGGCGAGCCCGGCAATGCCCGCAACCGGGATGGTGAACAGCGAGCCGTTGATCTTGATCAGATTGCCGTTGAACGGCGAGAACTTGAGCTGCGTCCCCGAGACCAAGGTCAGCCGGCCGCCCAGAGTGCTACCGCCGGTGCCGGCGACGCTGACCCCGACCGGATCCCAAGCGTAGCCGTTCCACACATAGGTGCGCCCACCCGACGGCGTGAATTGCTGGTTGAGGGTTGGCGAGCTGGGAAAATCGAATGCCATCCCTAGCCCCCGAAATGCGCGATGATCTTGATGCAGCCGTCGCCGCCTCTGCCACCAGCACCAAAGATACCGCCTGCTGACCCGCCATTGCCGCCGACCCCGATGGCGTAAGGATAGGATGCGGCGGGGCTGGTAATCAGTGCGTAGACATACCCGCCCGATGCGCCGCCATTGGCAGGTCCGCTCGTCGCAGTGCTGTTGCAGGCCGCACCACCGCCGCCGGACCCCGAATTTGCTGCTGCATTGCCGCCAGGATTGCTGTAACCGGCTGCCCCCGCACCGCCGAAGGCGGATGCTCCGCCGTGACCGCCAGAACCCGCGAAATTGCCGCTGAGAGATGCTGCCCCGGCCCCGCCACCGCTGCCGGGGATGTTGAGCGTCCCGCCGGTCGCGGTGCCCCCGGCGCTGTTTGCACCAGCCAGCGTACCGCCGGCACCACCCCCCGCATTAAGAAAGCTCGTCCCGAAGGTCGTCGCGGTGCCGGCGGCTCCCAGACCATTGGCGCCGCCGCCACCGCCGCCACCGACCATCTCCACTTCAAGATAGGTCGCGCCGGCCGGCGTAGGCCATGTGCCCGAACCAGAGGTGAGGATCGTCACTTGCGGCGCCAGCACGCCGCCCCCGCCGATCGCACTCACAAACTGCGTCGAGGTGCCGTCGTTGTAATTGATCCACAGCTTGCCGGTATCGCTCTCCCACCACAACTGACCCTGCGACGGCGAGCCCGGCGGTGTATCGGCAATCGCCACACCGCTTCCCGTTGCAGTGAGCGAGCCGCCGGAAAAGCTTAATCCGGTTCCGACGGTGACCGCCGCCCAGGTATCGGGCGCGCTGCGGTAATAGATGACATTGGTGCCGGTGAGCGCTGCGATCGCGGTGAGATCGGCATCGAGCGGCTGAAAAGGACCGCCCGTCACGTACCCCTGCGCTTTGACGAAAGCTGTCGTCGCAACGCTGGTGTCGTTGTCTCCGGTTGCCGGGGTCGGTGCCTGTGGATCGCCGGTGAAAACCGGACTGGCCAAAGGCGCCAGGCCAGCAGTACTGACCGTCGAGCTTAGCGTACCGGAGCTGAACGACAGTCCCGTTCCGATCGTGACTGCAGACCAGGTATCGGCAGCCGATCGATAATAGATGACGTTGATTCCGCTCAGCGCCGCGATCGCCGTGAGGTCGGCATCGAGCGGTTGATAACCGGCTCCGGCCGCTGCAGTCGTCAGATAACCCTGCGCTTTGACGAATGCCGTAGTCGCGATCGACGTATCGTTGTCCGCGGTCGCTGGCGTCGGTGCCTGCGGATCGCCGGTAAACGTTGGCGACGCCAGCGGTGCTACTTGCGCCCAGGCTGCATTCTGACGGCCATAATAATTGCCGTCGCTCGGTGCATCGGTAATGCCGCCACTGCCTGCGGGCGGAACTGCCCAACTACCGTCGGCGCGCAGGAAGTTTGCCGTGCCACCGCCTGAGCTCGGCGCCAGGCCCTTCAATGTGCTGGTGAACACATCGAGCAGAGTCGTCGCCTGCGTTCCCGTCAAATCCTCGGGATCGCCGGTCGCGGTGGTGACGCGCCCCTTGAGCCGGGCCGTCGCCATGTCGGCGAGCTTGGTGTTGTCGATGGCGTTGGCCGCGACGGTTGCGGTGATCGCGGTGGCGCCGGAACCGGTCACGTCGCCAGATAGCGTGACCGTCTGATTGCCGACGAGATAACCCTGCGCCTTCACGAACGCAGTCGTGGCGATCGACGTATCGTTGTCCGCGGTTGCCGGAGTCGGCGCCTTCGGGTCGCCGGTGAAAACCGGAGATGCAAGCGGCGCAAATTGTGTTGCCCCATCGGCCCAGGTGGCGTTCCTGCGCGTGTAGTATTTGCCATCGCTTGGCGCTTCAGAGATCCCGCCAGTGCCAGCATGAGCATCAACATATTGCTTGGTGGCGGCTTGCAATGCGCTTGTTGGATCGGCTGGCAAGACCAGCGGACCGGTCATCGCATCGCCAGCCTTCAGTACCCGCAGCGCATCAGCGCTATCGACGTATGACTTGGATGGGAATGCCCCACCGCCGCCGATCGCTACGATGTTCGTCGCCTGGCCTGCATTGTTGCCTTTGCCGTAATAGAGCGTGTCGTCTTGCTCATTAAAGGCGAGCTCGGCCGCGGCCAATGCGGTCGGCGCGCCCGCGGCTCCGCCGGCAGCACGGCGTTTGATCCTGATAGTATCGGCCATCCATTTTAGTCCTAAACCGCTGGCCAGCCGCTCGTTACGTCATAGGCGATCACCGCAGCGAGCGTTGTCAGGGCGTTGACCTGATTTTTCTTCGTCGTGCAGACGTTGAGCAATGAGGCACGCCGTTGTGAGATACCGCTCATCAATCCACTCATCTCAGTCGCCGAGAGGGTGACCGTCGAAGCCGATCCAAGCGGCGTCCAGTTGATCGATGCGAGCGCAGGATCAGGCGAGACGCCTTGATGCGGAAAGGTCTGAAACGGATGCGCCGGGACCGCCGCAAATACAGGCGAGAGGGCCGATATCGGGTTCTCCGTCACGCCGCCGATCGTGCCGATATGCCCGATAGAGATCCCGTCAATCGTACTGAACACGCTGCTGCTATGCGCAAGATCAGTGCTTAATCCAGGAACCGCGACCTGACCGTCCGCAGTGAGGACTGTTCGCAATCGATTGTTGATGGTGTTCGCCCCCGAGATACTACCATCTGCCCAACCACCGAGCATGGCATTGAAGAACGTGATAAAGGCGTTGCCGACGCTGACGATGCCAGCGTTGATGGCACTGACGACGACATTGACTGTGCTGACGACGCCATCGACAACAGAATTCACGCCTGCAACGACCGTGTCGTTCACACCAGAAACAACACTCACGTTGATCTGGATCGTCAAAGCGTTCGCTACATTCACGATTTGAGTATTGATGTTGTTGATGAGAACGTTTCCATTGCCGAACTGGGCATTGATCTGATCGACCAGTATGTTCCCGGGATTGACGATCCAGGCATTGATCTGATCGATCAGCGCGTTGATCTTGCCGACGACCGTCGAGTCCGATGTGCCGGTGTTGTAACCGATGATGGTCGGAATGGTCGCCGTCGACATCGCCGCGACCGTCGGGTCGGTCGTTTCCCACATGTAGTCGCCCGCCGCGATCGGATAGTGATAGGGCATCTGCCGTTTGGCATCGTAGAGCACATCGATCAGATCGGTCTGGATCTTCTGTGCTTGCGTGAGCGTGATGCCGTCCAGCAGCGCCATGAACTGCTGGAAAAACTGAACATATGGCGTGACGTCAACGAAGTTCTGGCGCAAGCGCGTGCCGCCATATTCAACATTGCCGACGCCGTTCTCCCAAATCACGACCGTCACGCCAGGCGGCAATGACGAATAATCCATCCCGATGACGTTGCTATTGTCGACGCCCATCGAGTTGACTTCGACACCTGGCACCAGCCAAAAGCGCAGCCGTGATCTTGCTGGCTCGCTGGTAAAAGCTTGAGCTGCAACCCCAAACGGAGCTTGATACGCGAGCGCAAGATTGCCGCCGCTGAGGACTAGCGGTGCTTCCGCAGAGTCTACGTTCGTCAAAAAGTGCCCCCGTCGAGTGCAAGTGGCCCAAGCGCGAGTCTCTGACTCGAGTCGAGCATTAGCGGCGGCGCGTAGTTGAGAATGAGCGGCGGGGATGGCCCGGCGCCAAGCGCAATCGGTGCCTGATAATCCATCGATACCACGCCGCCAGAGATCTCGATCGGCGGCGATGACGACGTGACGTCATACGGCGAAGGTTGCGGCGGATAGATGTAATATCTCTCGCTCTCTACCTTTGCAGCGGCGGCCTGTGCTCCGCCGCCGCCGTCGCCGTCATTACAGCCGACAATCGTGATCGGTACCGTCGCGTGGCAGCCGCCCGCATCAACCCAAATCTTCTGCCCGCCTTTGCGGATATGGACGTGATTGTCATCGCATCGCGTCGATGTCGACTCGTCGCCGTGAAAGGTCTGGGTCTTGCTGTCCTCCATCTTGACGTTGCCGTTGCCGCGGGTGAGCTGGTGCCAGTCCTTGTTCATCTCGTGCCAGGTGTCCGACGGCTCCTTGTGCAACGTCTTCTGCCCGGTCGCCTTGCTGTTCGGCTGCTGCCCGCCGCTTCCGTTGCCACCACCATTGCCGCCGCCGCCGTCTGCCGTCGCCTCGACGTGGGGCCCACTGAGATCCCCGAGGTCGAGCTCCTCGACGACAAACTCGATGCCGGAGTGCGCCGAGCGCACGACGAGCCGGCCCTCGGCATTTCGATATGCCCCCTGAGGATTGACGATCTGGGTCGATGGCGCGCCGCCGTTGCTGCCGGGTTGCTGCTGCTGTTGCTGTTTCTGGCCGTTCTTATTCTGGACAAGCGCTGACCTGATACGCTTCTCGATATTGCCGGTCGTGTAGACCCCGTCCTCGGTATTGAGATGCTGCTGGCCCCATTCCTTCAATCCGAACACCGCCGCCGCACCCTTGGCCGCATCTTTCGCCAGGTTCATGAGGCGATGCCGACGATCGTCCATGACCCCCATCATCGGGAACGATCGATTGCCACCCATGAAGGACAGAAATCCCTCGGCGCAGTCTTTGATCATGCCGTTCCCGCTCTTCTCGGCGTCGGCGACAACCGACGTGAAACCGTAGTTTTGCGGAGCCTCCATTGCGCCAAAAGATTCGCCGCGCATGCCCTGCGATTTGTTCGGCTCCTGCATCAACTTGTTGTCGTCGATGGTGTCGATCATCGCGCGCGAACCGCCCGACGTGTAGGCACGGGTCGCAGATGCAAGAGGCGTGTGACGATACATGTGTCCTTTCCTTTATTAACCTGGGCCCGCTTGTGGGTCGCCGCTCACCGCGGGCTGGGCCGGAGTAGATGTGGCGGATCCTGGTGCCGGGGGAACCGGCGCTGCGGCTTGGACGATGCCCTTGTCATTGAGCAGCCAGCCCGCGACGAGATCGAGCGTGGTCTGCGTCCCCGACTGACTATCCTGCGTAGAGGTCACCGATCGGATCGCTAGTTTCGTGCCGACGGGCAGAGCCGTCATCGGCGAGTTGAGAGTGACGGATTGTCCGCAAAGCTGCGCCCAGAGCGTACCCGAGCGGGTGAACCAGCCGTAGACAATGACAGTTGCCTCGATGATGGAGCCCTCACCCAGATTTGCCTCAAACTCAGCGCGAAGATCGAGTTCGTGCTGTTGCTTTACGGGTTGCTCCATCGGCACAAGGATCGGGGAATAAAACGGCAGAGTCCCTTTCACCATCGCTTCCTGTTGTGCTGCTTTCGGTGGCGAGCTGTCGTCCGAGCGTTTGACTTGACCGCGCGCCATATACAAATCGTATTGCTCCTCGATCTTAATCACGCACTGACAGGATTTGATGTTCTCGCCTTCGGTCAACGTGTCGACGGTATCTGACACGTGGTCGCCGACGAAAACCAGATTGCCCTCATGGTCGGCGGCAAGAATGACTTTGCGCGTGCGCCCGAGTTTCTCGAGGAATTGGAAAACAGATTCTCCGATCTCATTATGAGCTCCGCCATCAAATGGAGTCGAATCGATGTTACCAACGAATTTCGGCGTGACGCCGAACGGCTTGAGGACTTGCGTGGCAACAGCCTTGTAATCGCCTTGAAACTCTTGGCTCTTATCGAGAATGGAACCGCGCCAGACTCGCCACTGCACGCCGACACCTTGGATCGAGACGGCATGGCTGTGGGCGTCGTAGGCCGTTTGCCGGGTGGTCACATAGCCAGTGATCGCGAGCTCGCCGCCGAGCTTGATGGCCACGAGGTTTCCAGGTTTAACCTGAACCGTCTCCCAAAGCATCGGTTTGTTTGTTTGTGGATCGAAGCGCTCGGCCGCGGTGAAGCGGAAGATCGGCCACGCGTCCATCCAACGGTGCTGAACAAAGATTGTCTCCCAATCCGAGTACATAAGATCGCCGACGAATAGCTCGGCAATCTCTTCTTTCTTCGCGCCGGGGTATGGCGGTTGCGAGATAACATCTGTGAAGGCCACGCGCGTTCCTTAATTCGATAGCGCCTTGCCGCTTGGCCGCATAAACGCCGGATGTACGACTCTGTTTTCCGCCCTGAGCTCGTCGGCGCGTGAGGCATCGGCATAGAGCCGATAAGCCGCAATGAGCGTCGGGATCGATGGCGAATAGAATTGAAATCCCAGCATCTGCGGCAGCGGCCGCGCGGTTTCGATCAGGAAGAACGTGATTGCCGCATGCAGCCGGACCAAAGCCTGATAGGTCATCTGATCCATGTCGTCGGCCGCGATTTCCTCCATCGGTGCAAAGGCGTCGTTCATTCGCAGCTTCATTGCGTTGGCGTCCTCGTGGCTGACGAATGTCGTCTGCGCGATCACTCGTGCCTCGACCACCAGTGTGAAGTTGATCAATGCGTTCTTGATCAGCAGTGCGCCGACCGACTTTGGCGCCTCAGTGACTGCGTTCGCCCGGACGGCGTCGAGCTGGGTGAGCGTGATGCCAGCCAGAAGCGACTTGTCAAAGATGTCGGCAAGCGGCGGACCGGCCAGATCGTTGCTCAGGAGCGTTGCCGCATTGGCGAGAAAGTCTCCGATCGCGGTCCGCATATCCGCACCAACCCGACCGCGGGTCGCTGTAATCGCGAGCATATAGCCGAGCACCCGGTCGCAGATCGGAACCGCTTCGTTGACATCGCCGATATACATTTCAGTGACTCAGCGATAGTGCGGCAATGATTTGTTGCTTGAGTGCCTCGGACTGCGCAATCAGATTCCCCGTCGCGTCGACAGTCGGCTTGAACGGCGGTGCGCCGAGCTCGACGAAGGTCATATCGAACGTGACGTAGCCGCCAAGCTTGTCCTCTTCCGTCATTCGATAGCGCGAGCAAACGACCGTCTTCGGCCGCATCATCGGGAGCTGCAACGTTCCATAGCCGCCGGTGTCGAGCCGCTCCTGCAGCAAATTGCGGGCGATCGTGTAGTCGCGACGATAGAGGTCGACGCCGGTGTCTTTGACAAACTGAATGATGTAGCCGCGGACCGTGAACTCGGTCGCCTTGCGCCCCATGTCTTCGCTATAAGGCAGATCTTTTTTTGGAAACTCATGAGTTGCGATTCGACGGCCGCCCTCCATCGATCCAACCTCAACATGGAATAGTGTGCCGTCGAAATTCGCCGGCAAGAGCCTTTGCCGCCATGGCGAAACCTGCGCCAGATCACGAATCGTCGCGATAGCCATGATCTAAATCCTAGCTGTCGAGATTGGGATCGTGGCTCTCGCCGGTCGCCGCGGTCGGCTGCGACGGTCCGGGTGAGGCCCGCTCGCCCTGGTGCATGCGATGCCAAGGAGTTTTCTTGAGGACCTGCTGCGACCGCGCCTGCGCGCGCGGGCCGCGAACGCTGACCTTGATGTCGCCGGAGCCGTTGACCTTTCTCGGCGACAGGATCTTGTCGAGCCGCGAGCGTGCATCGTTCATATCGAAACGCGTCGAGTTATCGCGACCGATCTGATCCTCCTCGCGCTTCTTGGCTGCGGCCATCGCCTCGGTGCGCTCTCGATGGTCTTTCTCCTGCTCTCTCAATCTGTCGTAAAGAGCGGTGCTCGGATTGACTGGCGGTGTTGCTGGCGGCGGTGGCTGCGGCGGCTTTGCTGTTGGCTCCGGCTGGGCCGTTGCCGCGGTCGCTGACGTTGCCGCCGCGGACGGCGCCGATGGATTTACCCGCAACGCGGCATCACGCGCGCGTTTCATTTCCGCTTCATTCAGTGGAGGCCCGGCTTCCCATTTGGTTTCGAAACGTGACACTGCTTGAAGCCATTTTATGCCAGCATCCGAATTCAGAAACTCTCGCGTCATCTTCGTGTTGCCAGGAATGCCGGTGGCATCCGAGATAGTCTTGCCATACCCTTTCCGCTTGCCGGTCGGATCGACCCAAGTCTGGATAATCTCATCGAGAGTCGCCCCGCCTTTGCGCTGCGCGTAAAGCGGGCTCTCGGCCATCATTCTAATTGCAGCAGCGGCACCGGCGGTCTTAGTTGGAAACGCCGCAGGCTGATCGTACTGCGAGGTCGCAATGCCCGGCTTAATCGCACCAAATGGTTTGGTATATTTTCCTGTCGGGCCAAACCACATGTTGAACGGATTTTGGAAACGCTGGCCCACCGTTCCTCGGCTCTTGTCCATGAGCTGCGCTTGCGTCGGTACCTTCCCTTCTCTGGCGAGCGTTTCGGCTGGATCTCCTGTTGCCTGCTGCGGCGCTGCCGGCTGCGCCGCTGGCTGCTGCGCTCCCGGCTGCGGCTGCGGCACCGCTCCCGGCGCTACTGGCTGCTGTCCCGGCTGCGCCTGCGCCGGTTGCTGCGCCGGTTGCTGCGCCGGTTGCGGTGGCTGCACGTAGCGATAGTACTGATACTTGCGGATATCGAAGGGGCTTTCGATTCGTCCCTGGTTGCCGCCTAAGCCAATGAACTTCCCAGTCTTCGGATCAACAGTTTCGACGAACGTGACGTGACTGCCAGTGACTCCGGTTTGTCCGCTCCCGAGTCGTCCATGAAACTCTGGTCGTCTGACAGCGATGTCGCCCGGCTGCGGGTTTGCGACTTCTTCGGTCCCCGGGGCCACCCGCCAGTTCGACGCAACCTCTGGATTCTTTGGCGGCGTTCCACCCGCCTCTTTGACCACCGAGGCAGCGAACATGCCGCACCAAGCGTCCGACTTGCTGTATCCGTACTTTTTCAAGATGGCATTGACGCCCGCCGGTCCATCGGTGAGCGCAACCTTCTGCGCGATCGCGAGTACGCCCGAAGGAATGGCCGGATCAGTCGCACCGGGAGGAGGCCCACCACCAAGACGCTTGCGCTCCTCGAGCGTCAGCGCGCGCCCCGACGGGCCGCCAGGTAGACCTGGAACACCACCAGCAACGCCGCCGCCAGTGCCGCCGCCGTAGTCCGTGGGTCCAGTCGTGGTCGTGCCCCATGGCGGCATCTGTTTGCCATACGGTCCGGCAACGCCGACTCCACCAGGAGCGCTCCCAGGGGGAGCCGCCGACGGCGGCGGCTGCGTCGTCCCGTCCTGCCGCGTGCCGCCCGGCGTCTTGCCGTCGCCGGTTGGGCCTCTACCGTCGCCAGTTGGGCTCCTGCCGTCGCCAGCGCTAGGGTATGGCCCGGCGCCCCATCCTCTGCCACCTCGGCCCCCAAACGACAGCAGGCCAAACTTCTGGCCTTCCGGTTTTTCTTCGCCAGAGAGGAGCGCGTTCAGCCGATGGATCTCGGCGATCAGCGATTTGGCTCCGGCATTCTGCTGCTCCAGGAGCGCGGTGCCGCGAGTCTGTTCGATGTTGCGCGATAGCGGCATGCCGCGCCAACCGGTGCCGGCACCCAGGTCGGTTTGCGCCCGGATTTGCGTGTTGACCGGAGCTCCCATGAGATCGCCGATCGCCGGGATGCCCAGGCTGCGGATGTCGGTGTTGCCGCCGCCCATGCCGTCGGTTTCACCGCCGCCGAATAGGCGCGTTGGCGACCGCGGATTATATGGCCGGGCTCCTTGCGGTCGCGCCACCGGCGCGGACGGCGGGCGTTTAGAGGCCACTTCTCCCGCCTTCTGCTCCGGGCTCTTGAGCTGAGATGTGCGCCACTTGATCAGGATATCGTCGATCCACTTCAGGGCCTTGATCAGCCCGCTGTCCATCAAGTTGGTCTGCATCGACTTAACGATCGCCGCCCAGTTCAAAGAAATGTTCGTCGTGATTTTTTGATATTGATCGGCCTGCTCAATTTTCTTTCGCAGGCTCTCCGCCTGCGCATCGCTCAGCTTCTGGAACGGCTCCCTTATGTGCAACGCGCCAGGCGCGCCTAACTGCTTTTCGAACGACTCTCTGAGCGCTCTGGCCTGCTCCGGGCTTCGCAGTTTCGCGACCGACTCGTAAAGCTCGTCGATCCCTTTCCTGTACGCCTCCATCTTCGACAGGAAGTCGGGCGCTTGATTGATGGCATCGAGAGCCTTCCGGATCTCGTCTTGGACTGCCCTGTCATTGGCATAAGGGGCCAGAAGCTGATTGCGGACATGACTGCTCGTCCGTTCAAGATCGACCAACGCGTCCGCAAAACCTTTGATATCGGCGCGCGCCTTTTCGATCGTTTGGCCACTGCGTAGATAGGCCTCTTCAATCGCCTTGATCGCCGCCGGGTCGACGCCGGTTGAGCGTGCGACGTGCCCCAGCTCTTGCAATGATTTCGTCATCGAGTTGAGCGCCGACATAGTTTTCTCGGCGGCCAACCCAAAGGTTCCCAAGCTGATCCCCGCAATCGCGACACCGCGGCCGAGATCGAGAAAGCCCTTTGGTCCCTTCGATACCGTCTCGATTAGTTTGCGCAGCGCCTCGTCAACTTCGCTGGTGTGGCGCTTCAGGCGCTCCATATTGGCCGCCTGATTGCCCGTGCCGAGATCGTCGAGCGACGACTTGATCGACTTGAGCTGCGCTGTCGCGTTGTCGACCAGCGAGACCTGAAGCCTGAGCTCGTCAAACTGGCCGGGCATTAGGCTGCTGCCTCTGCTGGTTCTTCAATGCGACGATTAATGCTGACGTTGTTCTCGAACATTCCGCCACCGTTGGCTTTGACCTCGGTGCCTTTCGGAGCCTCCACATCGACGTTGAGTTTTCCCTTGACGTCGAGCTGATCGCTGAGGTGCTGATCAACATCACGCCGCCCGCGATCGAGCTCCTCGCTGGAGCGATCAATCGGTGGAAGATCAATTGATTCTTGTCCAATAAGACCAGCGCCCAAGCTTCGAGATAATTCGGACTCCTGTGCCTGTGACGCTTTGAGCTCATCGGATCGTTGTCTGCGCTCTTGCCATCCCATCGACCCGCCTTTTTCCCACTCGGGCCTCCTCACGCCATATTTTCTAAGCTGAGTGCGATTCTCGACCGGAATTGACGGATCGGCACCTTCCATCAATGCCTGATATCCTCCTTCTCTGATTGGAATTCCCGCTGTGAAATACAGAGTTGGAAGATCGCCTTCCTTTAATTGCTTCAGCGCCGGTATGTTTTGTTCAAACTCTGCACCCGGTCTATTGGCAGCAGCAGCCTTAGAAAGCTCGACCGAACGCGCCGCTCGAGCGTCAGCGTCAGCGTCAGCGTCAGTGCCCTCTGCACGCTGCGCTGTCAGCGTTGGTTGCTCCGGATCGAGCCGCTTGCCCTTGCCAGCGCCTTCCTCTGGTCCGGTGTAAGGCTCATCAACAGCCGACTTACCACGGCGAACGTCGATGATGCCGCCGTGGCCGCCGCCCGCCTCGCCAGACGATGTCTTGCCGCTGAGAGTCTCCCAGGTCAGACCAACTTCACCGCCGCCTGCAGTCTGACCAGGTTTTGACGTTGATGGCCTATTCTCGCCGATGTTGCCCGACAGCATCTCATATTCGGTCTCGCCCGTGTCCGGGTTGACCCTGTAGTTGCCCGTCGCGACTCCGACGTGACCGCCGCCCTCGCGCGTTTTGGTGAAGATGTCGCCAGTTTTGACCGGCTCCTTCGTGAGGTCGACCTTCGTCCCCCATCCTTTGTCCATGAACGACTTGGCGGCCCAGGAGTTGTTTCCTGGCAGTCTCGCATTCACGTTGATCATGTTGACGAACCGCGCACACCAGGCATTATCGTCACCGGCAACGTCTCGGCCGCCGGTCCGCATGTATTTTTTGAGAGTCTCCTGATCTTTGGTCTCGTTGAGACCCAACATCTTCAGAGCTTCGTCGACCGATCCCGCCACGCCACCGCGCGGTTTCACCGGCGCTTTGGCCGCCTCAGCCGCCGCGCCGCCGCCAGGTTGTGCGATGTTATCTGGAGGCCGCATCGGATCGCTTTCACCGCGCGCACCGCCCTGCGGCGCGTTGTGAAACTGCGGCCCGAACTCCTTGCGCGTGGGATCGCTCAAAAACGCATTGAGTATTTGCAGGTTTTCGACGAGGCGCTTTTCTTCGGTGAGAAGATCCTGCTGGTTTCCGGATAGATCAGCGAATTGCAGTTGACGGAAATCCTGCGACTGCGGCTGATTATGGGCGCCCAATTGTGATTTCAGCCAATCCAACACTCCCTTGCGCCAAGCCGCATCGCCTTCCGCAACCAGCTTGTCGATGTAGGCTTGCCGCTCCTCCGGCGTCATGATGTCGAGCTGCGCATGCTGCTCCGCGGCGCTCTCGAGCCCCGCATTAATCGAGCGCAGAATTCCCATCACCCCCAGACCTTCAAGCGTCTGCGTCACGACCGATGTAATGATCTTGTCGACGTTGTTACTGATGTCGGTGGTGACCTTTACATATTCGCGCGCGACCCTGAGGTTGCGATCGAAGGCTTCTGCTTCCTCCTTCGAGACCTTCATGAAGTCTTCGTGAAGGTGCTGCAGGTCGTCGAGGCCAAACCATCGTTCGAGATATTTGCGTTCTTCGAGGGCTCCCTTGCCGGGGTCGCCGCGCCGTTCCCATTCCTCCCTGATCCCGCGGGCAAACTTGCGCACCGCATTCATGAAGTCGTTCGGATCGAGGGCGTTTTCGAGCTCGTTGAAGTGGCGCTCGAGGGCTTCCCTGGATCCGAGCTGGGTGGATTCTCTGATCTCCTGCTTGAACTGGCTAAAGTGACGCAAGAACTCGAGCCGCTTGGTGGCGAAGGTCTCCATCATCACCATGCCACGCTGGCGATCGATGCGAACCGTCTCCATCTGCTCGAGATTTTTCTCGAGTTGAGCGCCGCCTGTGATGCCCATGCGCTCAGCAGCGTGCGCGATCTCGATCTGCCGATCGGCCTGCTTGAGAAAAGCCTCGTTGACTTTCCTGCCGATCTCGATGGCAGCCGTGATCCCGAGGAAGGCCAGGCCGCCCTTGCCGAACATCGACGCGATGTTACCCAGCGGCGATGATGTTTTGCCTATCGATTCGTTGAGCTGCTTGATCTGCGCTTCGTTGAGATTGAAACTGCGGACGAGTTTCTCAAACCGTTGCGTATGCTCGGTGTCGCCGATCTTGCTAAA